CGCCGGAAGGGGCGTCGCTGATGGTGCTGGTCCGCATGGACGGCGAGAGTGATCTCGCCTATCACAAGCGTCTAGTGTACGGCAAGCTCATTGACAAGACACTTTCCGATGTGGACTTTTCTGAGATCGCCGAGGCTGTCTACGGGCAGACCTACAGCTCAGATGTGGCTCGCCGTATGATGTATGGCAGTTGCAAGACGCTGCAACTCGTGGATGATGCTGCGCTCGACGACATCACTCCGGTCAGCCTCATAAACGAACTGGAGGACAAGAGAATCGAGCTGCAAAAAGAGCGTCAGCGGTTCTTCGACCAGCGGCGGGAGTACAACAAGCTGGTCAACGTAGAGGGCCGGTATGAGCATCTGGAGGAACGGCTGGTGGAGGCCGCCAACCATCTGGATGAAACCGTTGGCTCACTGTTTACCGGCATGACCTATGACAAGTATCCAGAGAAGTTCTTCGCTGCCTCCCCGAACGACGCAGTCCTTGTCCTGACCGACTGGCACTACGGTCTTGACACCCACAATGTGTGGAACACCTACAACAAGGAAGTATGCACCCAGCGAGTGCAGAGCGTGGTACAGCAAGCGATCACGAAGCTGACGCTCCATGACTGCAACACCTTACACGTTGTTCTCTTGGGCGACTTTGTCCACGGCGCCATTCACAACGGCGCGAGAGTGGCGTCCGAGGAGCTGGTGTGCGACCAGCTTATGCAGGTCTGTGAAATTCTCGCGCAGACCATTGCTGAGCTTGCGGGGTATGTGGAGAGCGTGGTGGTGTATTCCACCTACGGCAACCATGCCCGCACGGTGCAGAATAAGAACGACAGCGTCCATCGGGACAATATGGAGCGGCTTATCCCCTGGTGGCTCAAGCATCGCCTTTCTGAGTCCCGCAGCGTGGATGTACGGAACGAGAGCGACACGGAGATCATTTATCTCAATGTCCTCGGGCACGGCATCTGCGCCAGCCACGGCGACCTGGACTCTGTGGCGAAATCACCCAGCCTGTTCCATACGGTGTTCAATAAGAAGTTTGGCAAGGATGTGGAGTGCGTTTTGCTGGGAGACAAGCACCACCGCGAGGAGATCGAGGAACTGGGCGTAAGCAGTATCATCGTCGGGTCTCTGTGCGGCACGGACGACTATGCCAACGGCAAGCGCCTGTATTCTACCCCGGAGCAGTTAATGCTCATTGTAAATGAACAGAGTGGCATCGATGCCACTTACCACCTAAATGCCACACTCTAATACGCCGTTCACTTGCTGTTGATTTTTCGCCTATCTTGACATATAATAACCGCAGGAGGTGCGGATATGACGATCGATGATGCGTTGAAGCAATTGACTCCTGGTTTGCGGGACATATATGGTGATTTAATTTACAGCGTCATCCTGTATGGCTCTACCGCTCGAGGGACAAGAACTGATGATTCCGATGTCGACGTGGCACTTTTGTTGCACTCCGGAGAAACGAAAGAGATGCACTCTCAGATGTTGGATTTGACAGTCGATTTGGAACTTGCCTGCGGCACTGTTCTGTCAGTCCTTTGTATTGACTATGACAGGTTTATAGAGTGGGGAGACACCCTTCCGTTTTACCAGAATATCAAGAAGGAAGGGGTTGTCTTATGGCAGGCAGCTTAACCGAGCTATCTATCCATCGATACCATAGAGCGGAAGAAGAGTTGCAGTCAGCAGAGTTATTGCTGAGAAATAATAACTTCCGATCCTCTATTAACCGTTCATACTATGCAATCTTTCACGCTATCCGCGCAGTGAACGCCCTCGATGGCTTCGACAGTAGCAAACACAGCGGTGTTATTTCTCATTTTAATCAAACCTACGTGAAGACTGGTTTGTTTGACAAGGGAGTTTCCAAGACAATTCGTAACGCCTCTGTGCTAAGAGAGCAGGCCGACTATGAAGATTTTTACGAGGCGACTTTAGACGAGGCTGAGACAGTGCTAGAACAGGCTTCGGGTTTTGTCCGTACGGTTGAGACATATTTGCGAAATGTAACGGTTTTTTAGCACAATTGAATCATGTGCTTCGACAAGGGGCGAGTCTTCGGACTCGCCCCTTTATGCATTTCAAGAAAGGAGAGCGGATAAGTTTGAGCAGACATATTCAGCAAAACAGTATCACGTGTGCAGAGAAAACGGCTCAAATCAATCCGTTTAATTTGCAATTAAAACAAGATTTCTTAGATTATTTGAAATCTGTGCAGCGCAGTCCAAAGACGATCGCAGGTTACGACAACGACCTGCTGATCGTCTTCACTTATATTCTGGATTATTTAGGCAACAAGAAATTTACCGAGCTCACAAAAAGAGAAATCGTTGGCTTGCAGAACTGGCTGATCAACGAGAATGGCAACTCCCCCGCCAGAGTGAGGCGCATTAAATCGGCTATCTCTTCGCTGAGTAACTATATCTGCAATGTGCTGGACGACGAGCCAGAGTTTAAGGATTATCGCTCTATTGTGAGAAAAATCGAAGATCCTGTTTTACAGCCAGTGAATGAAAAGACGGTGTGGTCTGACGAAGACCTGGAGTCTCTACTGGCGCAATTGACCGAGCAGCACGAAACAAAGAAAGCCTGTGTGCTTGCTCTGGCTATGTACAGTGGTCGCCGGAAAGCAGAACTGTGTCGTTTCCGGATGTGCGACTTTACGGAAGCAAACCTTGTCCTGGGCGGCGCATTTTATAAGACAAGCGAGCCACTCAAGACCAAGGGGTTTGGCCTCGGCAAATATATTTATTGTTATACACTCGCCAAGAAGTTCCAGCCGTACTTGGATGCCTGGGTCTCCGAGAGGGAAGAGAATGGCATCGACAGCCAATGGCTATTCCCCGCTGATGATGACCAAGGCCAGCAAATCAGTGAGTCAACGCTCAACAGTTGGGCACGGAGTTTCTCACGGATGACCGGCAAGGATTTTTATTGGCACAGTCTGAGGCATTACTTCACCACCTCTATGGTTCGTGCTGGCATCCCGGACAACGTTGTCACTCAGATCGTCGGCTGGTCCTCTTCCGATATGTGTGCTCTTTACACAGACTTGGATGTAGACGAGCAGATCGGGATGTATTTCACCAGTGACGGTGAATTTGGCACCTCTCCCAAGGGAGGCATTTCTAGTTTGTAGGGTATCAACCCCTAACGGATAAAAGGAGAATTTTATGACGAAAAAGAAAGGTACGCTTAACAAGGAGGCGTTGGCGGCCAGGGTCTGTGACTATCTTTTGTTTAACGGCGTGAAAAGGTCTATCCATGTCCCCAAAAAGCGCCTTACAGTGACGGACGAGACTGGCCACTCCTGCAATTTCTATATTAAATCTGCTGACAAGGAGATTACATATGCCCGAAAAGACATCGAGGAGATTATTGATGCTTGTCTCACTGTGATGTTAAACGAAATTAGCAAGGGGCATCCGATATCTTTGTATGGTTTCGGCGTGCTGGAGCCCTACCTCCGCTCTGCGCGCTCCTATACCGTTGGCGGCGTCAAGCATGAATGCGACGCCTATTATGCTCCCCGCTTCACGCCTGGTCGAGATTTGAAGGTCGCCGCTCGTCTGAGCGGCAAGAAGGACAAGGAAGTGTCTGACAATGTCTTCGACGCTTGAGGTGGGGAGCTACTCTTATGTTTGCCCCCGGTGCGGTAAAGCGTTCGGTACCCGCCAAGGAAATTTTACGCCGAATCGCTCTACGCTAAATCGCGGCGCCGGATATCTCCCTATTTGTAATAGTTGTGTGACCAAGATTTATTCTCAGTATCTGTCGGTCGGGGCGAGCACAAAGGACGCAGCTCGAAGGCTGTGCCGGAACTTGAATTTATATTGGAGTTCATCTGCTTTCGACTCTGCTGAGAAATCGACTGCGCCGCGCTCAACTATTTTAGAGTATCTAAAAAAAATCAATGCGGTCTCTATGGCCGGAAAGACATACGACGACACACTGGAGGAACTGGGCGTCGAGTGGATGTGGCCAGAGAATGCTGCGGCGGCGGTAGACATTGCGGCAAATGGCCAGGACGAGATGGTTGAGATCCCCGAGGAGGTCATTCAGTTCTGGGGGCCTGGGTATCCTTCCAGTACCTATTTGGAGCTGGAGGACCGCTTTGCTTTTTGGACGTCCGAGTTCCCGGAAGGCACAGAGCTGGATATTGGCTCCAAAGCATTGCTGCGGCAGATATGCAACCTCGAGATCGACATCAATCACGCACGCGCTGCTGGCAATCCAATCGACAAGAGCGTCTCAACTTTAAACAATCTTCTGGGCAGTTTGAACTTGAAGCCAATTCAGAAAAAGTCCGAGGGCGATTCTGACCTTGATAATATGCCGTTTGGGGTTGGCATTGCCAGATATGAATATAGCAGACCTATTCCAGAGCCGGACCCCGAGTTCAAAGACGTAAACGGCATCGTTCGGTATATTACTGTGTGGTTCTTGGGACACCTGTGCCATATGCTCGGCATTAAGAACACATACTGCAAGCTGTATGAAGAGGAGATCGCTCGGCTTCGAGTTGAGCGTCCGGAGTTTGAGGACGAGGACGACGAAGGGCTGTTCAACGATATTTTCGGAGGCGAGGAAGATGACGGATAGCCAGAGCCGGGAGCAGCGTGTATTAGAAGGCGTTGCCATTTGGGCGTCCTACTACCGTGCGAATCCGGACAAGTTTGCGGCAGACTACCTCCACCTCGATCTCCATGTGTTTCAAAAGATACTGCTCGTCATGATGAACATCGTCAACACATTTGTGATGATCGGTGCTCGTGGTATCGGCAAGTCGTTTTTGAGTGCAGTGTTTCTATGTATCAGAGCGATCCTCTATCCCGGCAGCAAGCTGATTATTGCATCCGGCACGAGAGGTCAGAGTATCAACGTGTTGGAGAAGATACAGTTGGAATTGGTGCAGAGATCTCCTGAGCTTTATAACGAGATAGATTGGAAAAGTACAAAAATAAATGGGACCAATGCCATTATGGGATTTAAAAACGGGTCGTACATCAAGGTCGTCACGGCGTCGGATACGGCACGCGGCAACCGTGCGACCCTGTTGCTTTTGGATGAGTTCCGCATGGTGTCCAAAGATGTGATCGACACCATCCTCCGCAAGTTCCTGACTCAGCGCCGTATGCCTCTCTATACCGAGCTTACCAAAAAGGAGCGGATTCGCGAGTACGAAAAAGAAAAGAACAAAATCTTTTATTTGTCATCCGCCTATTTCACTGACCACTGGGCATATACAAAATGCACCGATACTTGTCGATTCATGTTGGACGACAAGCGTAGCGCTTTTGTTTGTGGTCTTCCCTACCAGCTCTCGATTCGTGAGGGCTTACTTGATCCGGACACCGTTATCGAGGAAATGAGCGAGACCGATTTTAATGAGATCAAATTTGCGATGGAGTACGAGAGTAAGTTTTGGGGTGATGCCGACGGCACATTCTTCAATTATGCCGCCATTTCCAAGAACAGAAAAATCAAGTACCCTATGCTGCCGGACAAACTGGCCTCGTTATTGCATGGAAATCTAAAGTTTAGAATACCGCCAAGACAATATGGTGAGTTACGCATTCTTTCTGCGGATATTGCCTTGATGTCTAGTACGAAGCACAACAACGACGCGTCTGCTATTTTTATCAACCAGCTGATACCCACGAAGTCTGGCCGGTATTCGAGCAACATTGTCTATTGCGATTGCGCCGAGGGTTTACATACCGAGGATCAAGCTCTGATGATTCGCAGACTGTACGACGAGTTCGAGTGCGACTACATCGTGCTGGATACTAACGGCGTTGGCCTTGGTGTCTACGATGCCTTAGTGCGTGAGATGTCGGACCCAGACAGTGGGGACATCTACCCTCCCCTGTCTTGCTGTAATGATCCTGCTATGGCTGAGCGCTGTACTGCGCAGGGTGCCGATAAGGTGATCTGGTCTATTAAAGCAAGTTCTGCTGTCAACTCCGAATGCGCTGTGCTGCTCCGTGAGGGGTTCCGTACAGGGAAAATCCGTTTGCTGATCAACGAGTTTGATGCAGAGGCTTTGCTGAACGATATAAAAGAGTATAAGAAATTATCGGAGCAAGAACGTCTTTCTATTCAGATGCCGTACATCCACACTACCCTGCTCATCAATGAGCTGGTCAAGCTGCAACACGAGGAGAATGGTAACAAGATCAAAATCAAGGAGCGTAGCGGTATGAGGAAAGACCGCTATTCCAGCTTGAGCTACAACTATTATGTGGCGACTCAGCTTGAGGCTAAGCTGATGAGGAGGAACAGTCAGTCTGGTAGTATCGACGATATGTTTATCTTCCGTGCGCCAAAGGCTAAACATAGGAGGTGATATGGCATTGGGCAAAAAGAAAAGCAATCCGAACACTAATGGCTCTGCGTCCGCAGATGCGAGTCAGCGTCAGGCGCGTTCTGTCGGTGATGGTTCTCCCCTGACAGGCTCTGCAAAATTTGGGACGGCATTTCGGATGCCAAGACGCTATGCGGCTGTCAGCAAACTGATCACCCGTGACCTAAACGGTACCTACCGCTCCCCGACTTTCCAACGTTACAGCAAAGACGAAATTGCGGAGTACCTTGAGAACCCGTACCAGTACGAAAAGAATATACGTGACGCTATTACTTATATCTATGGTGCGTCTTCTCATTTTCGGCGACTCATTCAATATTTCGTTGGACTCTCAGACCTTTCTTATGTAGTGTCTCCTTATAAGATAGATACGTCCAGCGCCAACCCCAAAACGATCGGGCGGAATTATCGCAAGGTGCTCAATGTCCTCACCTCCATGAACGTTCGGACGCAGTTTCAAAAGATCTTGACCGTTTGTCTGCGTGAGGATACTTACTATGGGACAATGTGGGTCACCGACTCCAGCATTATCTTACAACAGCTTCCATCTGACTATTGCGCCATCTCTACCATTGAGGACAACGTCCTCAACGTCACATTCAATTTTTCTTACTTTGACAGCCGACAGGCATACTTGGAGTTTTATCCGCAGGAATTCACGACCAAATATAATTTGTACAAGAATAACCGCGCAAAGATGAAGTGGCAGGAGCTAGACTCCCCCACTTCTTTTGCTATTAAGTGTACAAACGATATTTTGGACTACTCTCTTCCCCCGTTCGCGGGCATCCTGCGTGAGATTTATGATTTAGAAGACTATAAGCAATTAAAACTCACCAAAACAGAGTTGGAGAATTACGCAATTCTGGTTATGACGCTCGGCACAAAGGACGACGGCGATTGGCAGATGCCACTTGAAATGGCAAAAGACTTCTGGGGGAATCTGGACTCCGTCCTGCCGGAAGAGATCGGGTCTGTTCTGACCCCTATGCC